GGAACGCCGAAGGGCGAGACTACCAGCGGAGTCTTCGCCTGCGGCGGCTGCGCGCCCTTCATCTCGCCCGGCGGCGGAACCGGCGGCGGCAATTTCTCCTGGGCCGGCGCGGCCTGCGGTTGCGGCTGCTCCGGCTCGAGCGGCGGCTCGGCCGGCGGCTCTTCGTGGTGATGGCGCCTGCTGGCGACCGGCGGCTCCATTACGGAACTTCTGTTTGCCATGATCGTTCTCCTGAATAAAAAGTGCGCGCCGGCCCTCCTCCTGAGCCGGCGCGCGGTTGGTTATTTCTTCGCGCCGGGATGCGGCGTCGGCGTCGGCGGTTGGTTTGGCGGCTGCGTCGATGGCGGCTCGGTCGGCTCTCCGCCGTCGTAAGCGACCCAGTCCCACTTGGTGACTGACGGGACAAAGGCGGCTACCCACGTAAAGCCTTCCGGCGCGGGGTCGGTCGGCTTATCGGGAGGAGTGGGCGGCGTCGGGCCAGTCCCCGGCGGAACCCAAGGGCCTCCCCAGATCTGCGGAGGCGCCCCGCCCCAGATTCCCGGAGGTTGGCCGGGGACCGGCTGAATGGGATGCGCCGGATGACCCGGAGGAACCCAAGGCCCGCCCCAGATATGACCGCCTTCAGGAATGCCCCAGCCGGGGTCGACTGGGCCTTGCGGTGGAACCCACGGGTGCGAAGGATGACCGGGAACGCCGGGACGGGGAGGATTCCATGGGCCGCCCCAGATTTGCGGCGGCGACCCGCCCCAGATTCCGGGAGGTTGGCCGGCGATCGGATGCCCCGGATGGCCGGGAGGCGGCTGAATCGGATGCGCCGGATGGCCCGGCGGTTGAGTCGGGTCCGGTGGAACGATCGGGCCGCCGCCGACTCCTGGAGGAAGCCAGCCCGCGCCCAACGTAATCTGATAAACGAGTTGCCCGCCAGGAGGCAACGCGGCATGCTGCTGTGGAAACATAATTCTCCTTTGTGACTTACTAACTAGTTGTCAGTCGCCGTTTGGCGGCGTCTACTTACTAAGTGCCCGGAGCGCCGTATACGCCGAGAGGGTCACTCCATCCAAAGCTATACCTCTCTCGCGCTTTGTAGCGTAAATTTCCTGTATCAAAATCAGGATCGTCCTTGGTCTGAAGCGGCACGCGAGTGAACATCTTGAGGCCGTTGGGAACGTCAGTCACGATCCACCATCCCTTGGGATCGACGATCCAGTGATTGACTGACCACCCTTCCGGGATGGTCCCGTTGGTGTAGAGCGCGTTGATATCGTTGTCCGCGGTTCCGGGCCGGTACTGCGAACGCAAGGTGCGCGTGGCAGTGAAGACCAGCGCGGCCGGGATGATCAACTTCTTGGGTTTGGCCGCGATCAGAAGGCCGCGGTCATCGAGCCACAGAGCGATCGTCGTCGCGGCGGCCTCGAGCGAGGTCTCGTTGAGATCGGAGGGCGTCGAGGGCGTGTTGGCGTTGAAGACGCCGCCCATGATGAGCGGGTGCTGCGCGTTGCAGAGACTGACTCCGTCGCCGCCGGGGAACAGAGAGTTGAACGAGTTGTTCAACACCGCCGCGCCCTTGACCTGCTTGGTGTGCGCCATGCTTCGCGCCAAGGCCTTGGTGTAGCGCTTCGAGAGACTGTCGTATAAGTTGTCTTCGAAGGCCTCCTCCGTGATGGCAAAGCCGAGACTTATGGTCTCGTGCGTGTACCTACTGGTGTAGCTTTCCTGAGCTTCGTCATACTGGGTCGCCTCGCCCTCGTTCTTGACGGGCGCGGGGCCGAAGCCGGTGACTTTGGTCTCTTCTTCAAAAGAGCGCTCAGACGATTCGATCGTGAATATGTCCTTGTGCTCTTCCTGATACCTCTGATACTCCAGGCCGAACAGGGCGTTGAGGCCGGGGACCAACTCTTTCATTAATTGGGCTCTTGAGATCGCCATACTATTGCCCCGCTCCGTTCAGGAACCTGTGAACCCCGAAGTTCCAGACAACGAGCAGATCCGTAAACGGATCGCCCGGTTGAGAGCCTGCGCCCGGCGAAGGCTCAGGCGTGTTAACGAAGTCGTAGATCCTGACCGCAAGCGTGGCCGTGCCAGCGATCGAAGCGCTATTGACCGTGAAGTTGGAATCGCCGTCAGCCGTGCTACCGGCGACGACATTGATCGAGGCGTTGAGGCCGAGCTTGTTGATCGGCACTGAGCCATCCGCCTGGATCGCCATCACGCACCACGGATAGTCGAAAATCTTGACCTTGACCTGAGTCGCGCCGTTGGCAATGGCGTTGGCCGGCAGGTATTGGCTATTGACGAAGCCTCTGATGGGATCCTGATAGCTGCACCCCATCATGATGCCGATCGGCGAACTGGCGGATAGCGTGGGCGTCGGCGTGGCCGTTACCGCTACGGGAGATCCGTTTTGCAGCCCCACGGGATCCCCGAAAAATAAGCCCTGCGCGATATTCGCAGTCATCGGGTACGTGTGCATCCCCGCCGAGAACGGCGTGTCTCCCAGGTACTTGACGATGCGAAAACCGTAGGGACTCGCAACCTGACCCATTACGAATCTCCTCGGGCCGCCAAAGCGCGGCCCTGTCCTTGCGAATAGTTGAAGTTAGGCCTTCGAAGGGCGCAGCTTCACGCCGCCATTCGGCCCGAACCCCACGCTCACGTTGCTCGAGTGCTGACGGAACATGGTTCGGAATCGCGGGTCCTGTTCGGCTTCAAGTTGGTCATTGACCGACTTCATCTGCCGACCCGAAAGCGCCGTAAAGTGTTCCGTTCGCCTACGCATCTGAGCTTGGGGCGCGCGACAAAGTAAAAGCCCGCCGACTTCAATTCCGTCCGGCCAGCGCGAGCCATGGTCGGAGAGGATGTTCATCTCGGGATACTCGCTAGCCAGGACCGGCTGCCATCCCTCCCTGAACGATTGAGCGACGTTGACCACGTCCGGTTGGCCCATGGAACTTGTCCGCACCCAGCGGTGCGCGATTCCTGGCCTCGGGTTGGGGTCGGGTAACGTGTTGGGAGGCAGCCACGGCTGCTCCCGCGACTCGGCTTCCCGCGTCTCTTGCTCTCGGGGTGCGCGATCTTGAGGAGCGCCCATCAGTTGACCTTCCCTTCTTTAACTAACTGCATCGCGTACTGCTCGGCGGTGAGGCCGAGGTTCCTGGCGATGCGAACCTGACTTTCAGTAAGCGTGACCTGCCTCGCCGACTTGACGTGCCCGTTGACGGGCTGGCCATTGGTGCGCGTCGAGCCGATCACGGCGACGGGCCTGGCCGGCCTTTGCGGCTCCGGCTCCGCGGCGGCCGCAGCGGCGGCGGGTTCCTTGAAGCGGTTGGGGAACGTTTCGCGCAGGCGCTTGTCGATGGTTGACCAGTAAGTCTCCGGGTCAGTCTCTTCCGCTACGCCCTGCGCGGCCAGCTCATTATGCACGCCCATGGCGAAGCCGGTCATGGCCTCGCCGCCCGGCTTGCCGAACCATGTGTTCTTCTGCAGCCACGCCTTCGTGCCATCGCTCAACGGCCGCGGTCCCTGCGCCGGCCGCGGCGCGGAAGCCGGGGGAGCGGCGTCCGCGGACGGCGGCCCTCCGGGTTCGGGTTGCCCGGTAGGCTTGAGCAGCTTGAGGCGGTCGCTCTCCGCTACGTGCTTTGCGACTTCCTCCTGGGCGGCGACGATCTCGTCCACGTTGTTCGCGGCGTAAGCCGCCTTGAGGCGCCCCCGCGCGTGGGCCAGCATGGCGTCCGCCCGCTGCACGGCCTGCTCGATCAGGGCAGTCTCGCTGCGGGTCTGCCCCTGCCTCAGCTGCTGGTTCTCCCGATAGAGTTCCTGGGCGAGGTTGGTCGCGGTCGCGAGATCCGTGTTGGCTTTGACGACGCGCTTGCGCCATTCCGAGTTCGCCGTCGAGAGCGACTTGATCCGCCGCTGCGCGTCCTTCGCGTAGCGCGTGATCTCATCTTCCGCCGGCGCGGCCTCGCCGAGCTTCGCGACTTCCTCATCCGAGAGTTCAGGCCTGGCGGTGCGCTCGTCCGGCGTCACCGTCACCTTAATGTCCGGCTTTTCCTCGACCGCGGTGACAGGCGTGCCCGGCGCTTCTTCCGGCGGTGCGACGGCGATCGCTTCTTCAGCCATCAACTCACCCTCTCGATAGCTTCGTGATCGCCGCGCACCACTCCCTGCACGGAATCGTCGTTGATCAGGGTATAGGTCGCGCTCTTGTTGTTCTCGTCCCGCATTAGGAAGCGCGTGCCGGCGTAGGCCCGCATCAGCACGTAGTCGCCTACGTTGCACCACGGGCCGCTCGGAAACTTGTTCTGGTCCTGGTAAGCGTCCGGGCCGAGCGCGATCACCTGCCCAACCAACTGCGCGAACTCCTCGCGGAGCCGCGTCTCTTCCGGCATCTCTACGTCCGCCCACTGTTTCATCTGGGCCTTGAGGTTGGGAATGCGCACCAGGATGCGATAGCCCGTGGGTTCCATCACGCCCTGGATACGGTCCAACTCAGGCTTTGGGACTTCAGCCGTCATTCAGTCCTCAGGTCGGCGTCATCGTCCGGGTTGGTCAACCGTTTTCGGATACGAATTAGCTCATCCATGCAAAACTGTATACCACTAATTTCGCCGCAAAGCTGCTTATAGTGCGGAAAATCCGTCGCGGCGCCGTTGGCGACGTTCTCCCGGCGGGTCTCGATCGCGGCCTCCAGTTCGCGTTCAAAAGCGTATTCCCACGGCTCGGGAGACAACATCAGAAGGTGATTCCGCCCTGCCGCATCGGCTTGGCCTGCTTGTCGTGGCCGTAGGAATCTGACCGGATTTGCTTGCGCAGCGCATCTAATCGCCTTGCGCCGGCGTTGGTCGAGCCGTCGCCCAAGGCGGCCACGGTCGGCGCGTCGAAGACGTATTCCCCGTCCGAGAGCAGCACGGGACGGCCGGAGGGCGTGACGCCCTCGATCTCGTCCGACTGGCCGGTTCCGGGGCCGGAAAGAAGGCCGCCGCTCGCGCCGGCCATCTCCGTCTCCTCGTCCGGCGATCCCCCCATCTGCTGGAACATGGCGTCCTGATCCTGGTCATCCTCGTCGCCGGTCTGAGAGGGATCCTGCTGCTCGTCCTGGTGCTTCGACTCGAGCATCTGCTGGAGATCTTTCAAAGCGCGCGGTCCGAAAAGATCGATGAAGTGGGCGAGCGCCTCCTCGGGATCGTCCGCCTGACCCTCGAGCGCGGCCATGGCTTCGACCACCACCTGATGTTCCTCGTCGTCCGGCTCGGACTGCTGATCGTCCGGCTGCATCAGGTCCTGGGGCGAGTCGTCCGTCTCGCCGCCCTCCGCGTAGGGGAGCGGTTCCGTCGAGCCGGGCACGCCCCGCCAAGTGGCGGTATTCAGACCGGCCAGCTCCCGGAGGATGCGCCGGCGCATGGGGTCAGGGTTATAAAGGTTGGGTCGCGACTCAGCGTAGGTCAGGCCCACGGGGTTGAGCGTTCCGCCGGACTGCATGCGCTCGATCGAGGGGTTGAGCCGCCTGAGGTGCGGCATGGTGCGGTGAAGAGAGCCGAGGCCGCTCCGGTTGCTGCCCCCCATGCCGCGGAGGCCGGGATCGCGAAACTCGCGGGAAGCGAAGTCTGGAGCGAGACGGCGCTCCATGCCGCGAATGGGATTCGAGTAAGAGCCAATCATGTGTCTGTGTCCATTACTAGAGTTAGAAAGTAAGAGCCGGCAGTCGCGCCGGGAACCTGCTTCAGGTACATCATGCCGGTAGGCAACCCAGTGGTATTCGGTACGTCAGTCGGGATGCGAAGCGGGTCAATCAGGATGAAGCGCGCTGCGATCACTTCCGCCGGCGCCTGCGCCTGATACATGTAGTCGTTGATCGCGTCCGCCAGTTGCGCGATATAAGTCTGGTCGTAAGCCGCCGGCGGCTGCGGGAGCGGTTGTTTGATGACGCGGCCCATTACTTTCCTGAGACCTCCGCCAGGATTTCCTCGACTCCCTGCAGCCGGCATCCCCAGCTATCCAACCATGCCCGCAACGCTTCCACATCGATAATCCGCTCATCCGCTTTCCCGATGATTTCGATGCAGACATTGCACTCGCTTTGCTGTGCGTCCTTGAAGCGTAGCCGGAAAATTCTTTTCATTTTTGTCCATCCGGTTGGAGATCCGTCCGCATCGTGCCGAGCCGCCAGCCTACGCCGGGGCCGTCGCTCGAGATCCTGAACGAGATCTGGCGATCGCGGAGCCGGACGGTCTGCAGGCCCGTGTGCGAGTTGACGGTGACGTTGGCCGCGGTCTGCTTCGGTTTTCCCGGCCCGGAGCGCGTCAGGATGGTGATGCCGACGGACTGGTCCTGTTCCGCCGCCGTGCCGCGGAAGACCACGTCGGGGATGAGGCGGCTCATGAATAAGTAATGGTCACCGCCATTCGCGTCGATATCCGCGCTCTCGATCCAGGCGGGTAAGGGCTGGCCGTCCGCGTCGTCGCCGTAGTTGTGGTAGTAGAGGAAGCCATTTGCACGGTCAGTGGCAATCGGGTAATAGGCGCGTCCCATGTCCAGCCAGGAGGTACGCTCCAATTGACCAATGCTCCAGGTTTGCTCGCCATAGTTGTAGATGACATAGCGGTCGTTTTCGAGCGAATTGGCGGACGGATAGAACCAGAAGACCTCGCTGAACGAGTGGTTGTGGCCGGCATAAACTTTATAGCCTTGCAAGAAATTGAAGTCGTTAAAAACGTAATCCTTCACCGCGCACGGCAGCTCTTGAACCTGCCCCGTATAGGCATAGAAGATGCCACGGTCCATCCAGAGTACGATCGAGCCGGTATTGATGCAGGCATTCGGGCCGATGATGGACAGGCCTTCCGCGATCGGCTGGAAACCGAAAACGTAAGGCATGCCGATGTAAGTCATCGTCCACATGCCGAGGTCCGTCCAGATCAGAATATTCGCCGTGGTCCGCATGGCGCAGATGATGAAGCTGGCGCCTGACAGAGGCTGGCCGCCGGCGGAATTGGTGCGCAGTGGCGTCCAGGTGTAGGCGTCTTCCGCGTCACTCCAGCGCACCAGCATCAGGTTCGCCTGAGTCTGGCCGATATCGTTGCAGCCGAACGCGATCAGGTGACGGTCGTTGGGAGAGACAATAACCTGGTTCGCGATGATCGGCACGTCGGCCGGCGTGAAGGTCGTGCCGGCGCCGTTGGTGTACGTTTGGTCGAGCGGAACGGCGGGCTTGTCCAGACCGTCTGACCGATGCCAGTAGTAGATCGCGCCGCCGCGAA